ACTTATAGTGGAACTTGTTATTCTGTTCAGAATACTACTAACCAAACAGGTACAGTTAATTTATCAGGTCTAAGTTCTTGCTCTTGTTCAAATCCTGCTCCAACTTATTATCTATTAAGAGATTGTGCTACTGCTGCTCTTACTAGAACATCTACCACAACAACAGATATAACATTAAATGTAAGTAGTACATTAGCTAGTGCATCAAGAGTTCAAGACACAAGCACAGGTAAATGTTATACAGCTAATGGAACAACACAAGATACTACTACATATCCAACAGCTATTGGTGCTGTTACAAGTCTTGGTGTAAATGATTGTCCTAATACACCTTGTACAACAACTCAATATTATCATCTACAACAATGTTCTACAAATAATCAGAATTATATCTCTGCACAAACTGTAGATCAGATCACCTTATCAGTTAATGATATAGTTGCAAGTGGATCATCAAGTGGGCCAAGATATAAAGTATTAGGAAATACAACAGCAGGAACAACAGTAGGAACAGTTTTTACAACTTCAGATACAGCATGTCCTGAATATTACACTTTAACTCAATGTTATACAAATCAAACAGGATATAGAACTGGTAATACAACTGCTGATATTACATTATCAAATGGAGATAGGGTGCAAGATCCAAATGGTATGCCTTATACAGTTACAGGAACAGTAGGAGGAGGATTAGCAGATGTAGGAACTGTAACAGATACTGGCCAAACTGGATGTCCAACTATCTCAGGATCAACACTTTACTATGCTTTACAGAGATGTTCTGATAGTGTAACTGGATTTTTATCACTACAAACAACAAATGATATAGCATTAAACACAAATGATGTAGTAGGTTTAGGTTCAGCTTCAGGTACAACTTATCAAGTTTCAGGTACAGCTTTAATAGGAGCAGGAACACAGATAGGGGTAGTGGTAGATACAGGAGGAACTAATTGTATTAGTGTTCCACCAACACCTGTTGGGCCACCTGCAACAACATATTATGCTAGATTCATTACTTGTGATGATCCAGCAGGGTTAATTATAAATGTTTACAGTTATAGTCCAATATCAACATGGTGGGTTATTTCAAATGTAGGTCAATATCAATGTTATAGATGGCTTGATAATACTCAGGGAACAAATCCTGCTGAATTAAATAGTCAAAACTACAACTTATATACAACTGAAAATACAGCAGGTGCAAACTGTTTAGATTGTCAATCAAACACACCAGTACCACCTCCTGCACCTACACCACCTGCACAAACTTGTTGGACATTGAGTTTATATAAAAATTCAGTTGCATTTAATCTTTGTTTAGAAACAACTACAAGAACAATGTATCTAAATGCATCAACATTACAAGCTGCATCAAAAGTTTATACAGATGATAGTTGTGGTACACTACTTGGATCAGATCAATATATAGCAGATCAGCCTACAGCCAATTATTACTTTTGGAATAGTTCTGCACAAACATTAACAGGGCCATTTACAGCAAACTGTCCATAATGAAAGAGGTAGAAAGTTTCATAACAACAGAGGAATCAAAGTATCTAATTAAAATGATAGATAGGTTTGCATCTAAATCTATGGTTGTTGGAACAGGAAAGAATATGAATCAGTATAGTGAAGCTAGAACATCTAGCACATCTAATCTTTTAGCAGATGATCCTACAGTTTCATCATTACACAGAAAAATTGCAAAATATTTAGGTGTTAATTTAAAAAAGGGAGAATCATTACAAGGTCAGAGGTATGAAAAGGGACAATATTTTAGAGATCATGTGGATTACTTTAGTGGTGATATGTATGAGAAAAACTGTTTATCATCAGGTAATAGAACTTACACATTTATGCTCTATCTAAATGACAATTTTGAAGGAGGTGTTACAAATTTTCCACATCTTAACAAAGAGATAAAGCCAAAAGCCTGTAAAGCAGTAGTTTGGAATAATTTACAAAATGGTTATCCTAATGATTACATGAGACATAGTGGTGAAGAAGTAACAGATGGTACAAAATACATTATAACATCTTGGTGGAGAGAGAATTTATGGATATGTGGAGAGGATCAGAAGGAATATGAGAAAAAATTAAAAAGTAATCAATTAAGTATTATATAAATAGTATGTTAAAGAACATTATAGAGCTTTTACAAGTGGTAAATGGTGAAACAGAGAGGATTAGAATGGCACAAGGATCTCATTATCTACCTGAAAACTGGAAACAAGGCTTCAAACTAGGAAAGAAACTAGCAAAATTTGATAAACAAGACTAATGAAAATAGGTAGATATGAAATAAAGTTCACAGTAGACAATACTAAGGCTAATGAAGAAATAGAAGATACTTCAAAAAAGCTAGAAGAACAGGAAAAGGATTTTGAAAATGTAAACAATGCTGCTGATAAAGCTACTGGGGGAATGATCTCAGGATTTAATAATGCCAAAACAGCAATAATAGGAGCTATTAAAAGTCTTAGAACTTTTGGTGCAGTTTTTAAAGCTCTTGGTATTGGTCTACTGGTTGCAGGAATAGCATCATTAGCTTCTGCATTTACAAGTAATGAAGAAGGCCAAAATAAATTCATAAAACTCACTAAACAAATTGGAGTTGTTGTAGGTAATGTTACAGATATACTATCTAATTTTGGAAATGCAATACTAAATGTTGGTAAATACTTAGGAGCTAAATTTAGAGGTGATTCTGAAGCAGCAGAAAAGGCAGTAGATGGAATCACAGATAGCTTTAAAGCAGCAACTGATGGTGTTAGAAATTTTGGAGAAGAAACTAGAAGGGAAATAGAGACTGTTGGTAAACTTGCAGATGCACAAGCAAGAGGTGATAGGTTACAAAGAAAGCTAATAGTAGAGAGAGCAAAAGCAGATAGAGAAAGAGCAGACTTATTAGAGAAAGCTGTAGACAAAGAAAACTTTACTGTTGAACAAAGGATAGATTTTTTAAAACAAGCTAGTGCATTAGAAGAAGATATTACAAATCAGGAAATAGCTTTAGCACAAATTAGATTAACCAATAAGATTGAAGAAAATAAACTATCAGGTTCTACTAAAGAAGATCTAGATGAGGAGGCACAGTTAAGGGCAGATCTGATTACACTTCAAACAGCACAGCTTACAAAACAAAAAGAGGTAACATCTCAAACAATAGCATTACAAGCTGAAGCACAAGCAGCATCAGATAAAAAGAAAACAGATGATGAGGCAGATAGACAAAAGGAATTAGATGCTGAAGCAGCTTATCAATTAGCTCAAAGAGAGGCATTAGCTGTAAGTGAGGATGAGAAGATGCAGTTAGAGATTACAAAAACACAGGAGAGATATGATGCACTTATAGAACAGGCTAATCTCTATAATGGTGATGTGGTAGCTTTAGAAGAAGCTAAAGCAGCAAGGATAGCAGAGATAGAGGCTAAAAATCAAAAAGATACTGGTGAAATAGTAGAAGAAGGTGAAAAGTTTAAAGCTGATACATTACTTAAATTTACAGCATTAGGTATAGGTATAGCAACAGAAGGATCTAATGCAGCTAAAGCATTAGGTATAGCACAGGCTATAATTTCAACTTATGTAGGTGCAGCACAAGTGTTAAAATCTGAAGCTACACTTTTCCAAAAAATAGCAGGAGTTGCAACTGTACTAGCTACAGGTTTCCAACAAGTAAGAGCTATTAGACAAACACAAATACCAGTATTATCTGTTGGAGGTGTATCTACAGGAGGTTCATCAACATCACCTGCTCCTGCAATACAGCCTCCTTCTTTTAATGTTGTAGGAACATCTCCTATAAATCAACTTACTGAAGCAATAGCAGGACAAACACAACAGCCAGTTAAAGCATTTGTTGTTGCAGGAGATGTAACATCTGCACAAGAGCTAGAGAGAAATAGAATAAGATCAGCAGCTTTAGGATCAGGAGGAATTTAAAAAAAAAGCAATTAAAAAGATTATATAATTATGAAGATCATAGAATTAATACTAGATGAGGATTTAGACTTCAATGGAGTAGATGCTATATCCATTGTAGAGAATCCTGCAATACAAAGTAATTTTGTAGCACTAAAGGATCAACAAGTAAGACTTGCAGAAGTATCAAAAGATAAGAGACTTCTTTTAGGGCCTATACTTATACCAAATAAACCAATACTTAGAAATGGTGGTGAAGAAGATTATTACATATACTTTTCAAAAGATACAGTTGAAAAAGCATCACAAATGTATCTAAAAGAAGGTAATCAAAGTCAAGCAACACTAGAACACCAATATAGTTTAAAAGGTTTAACATTAGTTGAATCTTGGATTGTACAAGATGGAGTACATGATAAGAGTAGGCTGTATGACAACACAAAAGATGTACCAGTAGGAACATGGATGGGATCTATTAGAGTAGATTCAGATGAAGTATGGAAAGATTATGTAAAAGAAGGTGTTGTTAAAGGATTCTCAATAGAAGGGTATTTTGCAGATAAAGCAGAAAGGCCAAAAGAGGCTATTCCTGAATCTATGGAGGATGATTTATTGTTAGAGGCAATAAAAGATATAATAAAATCAGATGCCAGTTAGGAGAAAAAAGACTAAAAGGTTTACACCTACAACAGTCTTGATTAAAAAGAGGATAAGAAGAAAGGGTGTACATGCAAAAAGTAAGACTTCTAAAAATAAAGGATCTGATAACTATGCTAAACCTTATCATAGACAAGGAAGATGAAAGATAATAAAAGAAAAAATCCAACACCATCATATACAAGTCCTATCAGGTCTACTAGGGGTTGTTTGTGTGATGATAATACATACCATGTTGATTGTTGTGATGGCAGTCTATGGGGACAGGGTGTTGGTAAGACAGAAAGTTAGGCCAAATATATAAATTTTTAATTCAATATAATTATATGATTATGAAAGCAACTGAAACATTAAGTAAAATCAAAAACATCTTAGGGATAGAGTTATCTAAAGATGAGACTAAGGATGTAGAAGTTAAAGCAGAAGAAGTTGTTTTAGCTACTATGAACTTAGATAATGGAACAGTCATTGAAGCTGAAGAATTTGCAGCAGGTAAAGAGGTATTCATTGTTACAGAAGATGATAGAGTACCAATGCCTGTAGGTGAATATACTTTAGAAGATGGCAGACAGGTTGTAGTTGAAGAAGAAGGTGTTATTGCTAGTATTGCTGATGCTGCTGAAGAAGTTGCTGAGGAAGAAGAAGAAGTTGAAGCAAAAAAAGAAGAAGCATCTGAAGAATTAACTACAGAGTATGCTACTAAAGATCAGTTTGATGAACTGAAGGCTATGGTTGAAGATATTAAAGTAAACCTTAGCCAAGTGCTAGAAAGCAAGGAAGTGGAATTAAAAGCAGTTAAAGAGGAGTTAAAAGAAACACCTGATGCTGCACCTTTAAAGCACAGTCCTGAGAAAAAATCAAGAGAAGTAGAGTTCCAATTTGCATCAAACAGAAGGGAATCCAAACTTGATAGAATAATGAATAAATTAAGTTAATAATAATAATAATAAAAGTTTTTTAAAATGAGTAAACCAACAATTACTACAACATATGCAGGTGAATCAGCTAAGAAATATATAGCTGCTGCATTGTTATCAGGAACTACATTAGACAATGGTGGGTTAACTATCATGCCTAATGTAAAACACAAAAGTGTTATTCAAAAAGTTGCTACTTCTGGAATTATCAAAAATTCAACTTGTGATTTTGATAATCAAGGAACTGTGGCTATTACAGAAAAGGTACTAACAACAGAAGAATTCCAAGTGAACATTACATTTTGTACTAAGCAATTTGTAGATTCATGGGAGGCTGCAGAACTAGGAGTTTCTAGTTTTACAAATATGCCATCATCTTTTTCAGATTGGATTATTGCACACTTTGCAGACCAAATTTCAGCAAGTGTTGAAAATAACATATGGCAAGGTGTTAATGCTAATGCAGGAGAGATAGATGGATATGAAGTTTTATTTGCAGCAGATGCTAATGTTGTTGATGTTGCAAACACAGCAGCTATTACATCAGCAAATGTTGTTTCAAAAATGGGAGATACTATAGATTTATGTCCAAACACTACATATGGTAAGGAAGACCTTACTTTATATGTAGCACCAAATGTTGTTCAATCTTATATTAGAGCTATGGGTGGTCATGCACTTGGAGTAGGTGCTAATGGATTTGAAAACAAAGGTCAAATGTGGTACAATGG